TCATCATAATACTCGTTGGTGCTGGGGTCAAATCCTTCTTGCTCAACTAAATTACGATGAATTGAAAAAGCGGTTAAAGTCATTGGTTCATTTTCACCGAACCAGTCATTTTTTTCTGCCCAACCTTCTGCTTTTGCATCGGGTCGTGGCATAGCTTGCGGCGTAGATAACTGTGGCTGTGGTATTCCATTATTGGGCGTTGCCTGTGCCTGTGCCTGTTTACTCATACGCAGTCTTTCTTCTTCTACAGCTATCTTTGCCATTACATTTTGCGTTTCCGCAAGACGTGTAGCATCTCCAGCTGCATACGCTTCTTCATAAGCTTTTTTAGCTTGTGCAGATTGCGATTGAAGCCGTGTTTCATATTCCGCTAAAAATCCTTTATCAACGGTACGATTACGTTCTTGTAAACGCTGGTTCTCTGTATAAACATTTTGCGCAAAACTTGCTGCTGCATGTTCTTTGCGTTCAGACTCACGTAATTTTTTGGTAAGTTTATCTATACGCTTTTGAACTTTATTACTGTATTGCTCTAATTCTTTTTCAGTAGACGCTTCTTGTGTCTCTGCTTTAGATGGAGCTTCACTAGATAAGTCAACAGTAACTTCCTGTTCGGGTGGGGAATCGGAAGTAGATTTTTCTAAAGGTTCAAACTCTACTTCTTGTGCATCTTCTTCAGATACGATATTTTCTTCTGGTTCTGGTAGCATGGTCTTTCTCCATGGTTGATTTAATTAAACAGCCAAGATGTCAGAAGGGTCTAAAATCGTTGCAATGATTTCATCATCATTGATGATGCGAACTTCTGCACTGTCTTCCAGTCTAAAGCGTGCACCTGCATAACGACCTATTAATACCCATTGTTTTTCTTCACACCAATGACTATCGCCATATTTTTCTCTGTTGTTATAGCACAGGGGTCCTTTTTTAAGGACATAAGCAACTACTGTTGCTAAAGTTTCACGTGATACCGTTTCCTGAACCAGATGGATACCACCTTGTGAAACGCCCTTCCCTGCGTAGGGCAAAACCAGTATACGCCAACCGGAGGGAGTTGGCATTCTTTCTAATAAACTTTTATCTAATAATGTGGGATCAAGCACCCTTTCTTCTTCAGGTACATAAGCATTATTTACTATAGATTCTTCTTTTTGATTTTCTTTTATGTCTGCCTCTTGAGCTTCCGCAATATGATTAGGAACTAATACTTTATTCATCTATATCCTTTGTTGCTTTACCAATAATATTTTGAAATTCACTTTCAAAATAATCCAATACTTCTACCTGTCCCCGTAAATTCTGGTAGTGTTCCATGTTCTTAACTCCACCCGATACCATTATCTGAGCAAGTTGTTCTCTCTTTTCACGGATTAGTTTATAAACTTTATCCGTGAGCCACAAGGGGTCCACTAAAAAACGCCTTCAAACTTGGTACCGTAAGAAGCTTCTCCTCCACCTCGACTTTTACCTTTGCCCATACCGGGGTCAGCTTTTGCATTGGCTTTAAAAGATTTCTTTTCAGCCAAAGGTCCTAAGCCTTTATTAGCATAAGGTATTTTATTGCGAGTCACTTTTGGAGTCTTTTGCTTGTTAATAGCAACGGTTCCAGAAACTTCTGCAATAGTAGGTCCTGCTCCAAAAGCGGGTCCTTTCTTTTCTGATTTTAAAGTTTTACCTTTCATTTTTTCTCCTTTGAATAAAGTAGTTTAACCATTTTTTTTGCACTTGCTGCACTTTTAGCCCAAGCATGATGTGTCCATTTACCACTTTTCTTTTTTTGAACTTCACGTCCTTTGGCTCGCCATGGCATTTTAATATCTCTTAAATTTCTTACTCTTTTTATTACTGTTTTTCTTTTTAGGGGGTCTTCCTCTTTTCTTTCCGTATGTTCCTTTTCCAGCTGGCATTATTGTTTTCTCATATCATCTTCGTGAAATCGTTCAGCTTGTTTTAACCTGTCTTGAGCCGTTTCATCTCGTATTACAGCAATTTTTTCCTGTAAGTTCAAGCGTTCTTGGTCAACCTGATCGTCTTTCTCAAGCTCTGCCCATTCTCTTTCCTCACGTTGTTGAAATTCTTGACCACGTTGTTGCAATTCCTGACCGCGTAATGCGAGTTCTTGTTTACGTATTCTAACGAGTGGGTCTTCGTCGGCATCCGGATTGAGAGTCGCCATAAACTCAGCTACTAACTGAGCACAAATAGGGGCTGAGAACTGTGCCAGAATATCGGCGGCTTGTTGTCGAATAGGAGCGCCTTGTTGTGGCGGCATTTGTTGTGCCTGCTGCTGTAATTGTTGGTACTGTTGCCGTACTTCGGGTGGCATTTGTTCTTCTGCCATCTTGTCCGCTTTCATTTGCAGATGCCCAAAAATATGAGCTTGTACCATAGCTTGAATGCCCACATTAGTTTGTGCCACTGTGTCTTCTAATAACAGCCGATGCGTGTCAATATGCGCATCGTGATTCTGCTGCGGAAAGGCTTGTGCCGGTTGCCCAGATACCAAGCCTGCATTTTCAGCACAAGCTTCCACTGGTTTGGGGGTGGTATCCGGTGGGGGTTGCAACAATTGTTCAATATTATCTACGCCGAGTGCTGCGTACATACGACGGTAAGCTTCATAAGTACCGCCGACACCATGCACTTGCGGATCGCTCTTGACCATTTGCAACATTTCCTGCGCCATCATAATACGCTGACTGGTGGAAAAAATGTCCGGATTGGAAACAGGGATAATGTCCACCCGGTCATCGAAATCCGCTTGCTTAATCATCTGTTGCCCACCACTGGTTGCGTAAGGGTATTCAGGTGGTAAATACTGAGAAAATGTTTTTGCTAATAAATTGAATTCTATTTTTTGTGCGTAATGTAGACGCTTATGAATAGCGCTCATGACTTTAGTGCCACGCTCGAGTAACGCTACCGTAGTACCTACCGGCGCGGCTTGATTGCCGTCTCCTACATTGAGATCAGCAATGGAAGCAAAACGTTTACCGCTTTCTACCAATATGCCCATCAATGACAATAATGTTTGCGACGGTTCTTTAAAGGGTAAGGGCATTAAAGCATCGCGCAAGCTACTACCGGGTGCGTCTACATCACGGAATTCACCGGGTTGGATGGGTTCCGCTTCATCGCGGATACGAATGCCTCTGGTTTTAAAACCAGCCGGTAAATTAGACAAAGTACCTGCATCAATTAATTGACGCAGAATCGAAGTGGAAGCTTTGGATAAGCCACCTATCATGTGTGTTAAACCAAATCCATAAAAGCCTAAGCCGGGTAAGAACTTGTAATGCACAAAGTATTCAATCTTGTTTTTAAGGGGATCGGTATTGCTCCAGTTACGACGAATGGAAAGCAAATTGTTGGAATTGAGATCGAGTGTAACGATATAAGGCAATTTAATGCCGGTGGTTTCACCGGTATCGCTTATGTCTTCAAAACCTTCAATCTCTAAATTGGTATGTATTTCGTACAGAGTAACTATATCGTCGTCACCACTGCCGTAATCATTGGGCTCAACCCCCTGTAATTTATCTATTTCTTCTTTAACTTGCGAGGTATCATAAACATCACCCCCTTCTACCTTGACAGCAGAATAAAAACCACTAGCTTGTAATTTACGAATTTCATTGAGAGGCATCTTGACCCGATGAGTAACACGGATACAGCTTTCCAAGTCGGTGGCTTCGTAAGGCACGATTAAATCTTCAGCCGGAATAAATTGTGCGACCGCACGCCCCATGGTTTGATCGTAATAAACTTTCTTGAATGCACTGCCGGATAACGGTAAATAAAATAATAATTGATCCAAATCCGGATCGTATTCTTTCATGACGTGCATGATCTGGTAATTCATGTATTCGCGTACCCGCTGTGCCTGTTCTTCAACCGTTGAATTATAAGCCCCTACCACTTGAGTTTTTACGGGACCGTTGGAAGGCAGTAGTTCCTTGTATGCTTGAGCTTGGAATTGTGTTACCGCTTCGCCCAGCAACGGATGAACTACGCCAGTTGCCCCCACAAAAGGTTCAGAACGTTCATCATCAAACTGCATCCCCAGATATTTCAATCCATCCACATAAGTTTTTTCCCAGTCACCGCGTGTGCTTTCATCGCGTTGTACAGCACCGTATAAATCATTGTAAATACGCTGGGCTTCATTATCGGGAATCAGGTCTGCTAAGTTAGCATTAAAACTGCTGTCCATAGGAGGACCCATGGCTTCGCCGATTAAAGCGCTGCCGTCTTCCTGCATTTCTACGTTTTCCGGTTCAACAGCATCCAGAAACGCGGTAACTACTTGTTCTTCATTTGGACTGCCGAGTTCCAGACCACTCTGATCTACAGGTGTCTGTGCCGGATCGGGGACTTGTCTTTCTGTTCGTCTTTCTGCCATTTTTTTATGCCATTGTAACAAAAGTTTTACGCAGGTTTGCCTGCTTCACGGTTTTGGTATCGTAATTACTCGGATTTGCCAAGACCACACGCTGAAATTCAGCGGGCGTTTGTTCTCGTTTGGCAGCTTTACGGGAAAAAGAGCCGGTGACTAAGTTGGCGTCTTGAATCCAACGTTGCCCCCTTTTTTTCTTTCTCTTTACCATCAGTAATACGTCCTCACTGGTTCTACTCGGGGTTCATCTTCGTAGTCCGTATGCAATTCCAAGAACCCACCTTCACGAAATCTCATGATTGCCTGCGTCATACTATCACATAAATCGTCATGTGCGCCAAAGGGAAATGCAGCACATTCCTCAATCATTTCTTCGGCAAACTGTTTTTTGGGTGCCCACACCATGCCGGCTTCAAACATCGGTGCCACCGAGTGCATCCGTGTCACCTTATCTCTGCCTTTGCCGGGCGTATAATTTACCACCGGGATGCCCATGCGCCTGAGTTCATGCGTGAGCGGCGTACCGCTGGCTTTGGCTTCGATTAACACCATGTCCACTTCCCAGTATTTATATTCTTCCATGGCAATGCGTTTCAGTTCCGGAAAGTCCCACCTGCCCTTGCGGCAATCCATGAGGATAATCTGATCTGGTTCTTCTTCCTTGGGACGAAAAATGCCCCACGTACTGATGGCGGAATAATCCGCCGATTCCTTTTTGGAAAAAGCAGTGTCGTAACTTTGAATAATATATTCCACCGGCGGAATTTCTTTTTCCTTCCACTTACGCCACCATTCGCGTTTGATGATCGCCCCTTCTTCGGCAGTGGGATTTTGTAGCCACTGTGCATTCCATTTACTAATCGGCAACGACGCTTTAATACGCTCCAGTTCGTCACGCTTCCAGTATTCTGCCCACAGCAGTTTATCGGTGTCGGGAAAAATCGCCGGAAATTCAATTACTTCCCACTGATCTGCGTGCGGTTCCGCCATGCGCTCCAGTAATTTGGCGGTCAGGTCAATGGTGCTCCATCGGGTCATCACCACGACGATGGCGCCGCCCGGTTGTAAACGTTGTCGCGGTCCGGACGTGTACCACTCGTAGCACATTTCCAGCATGGACGGCGATAGCGCGTCCTGCTCGGAATGCGGGTCATCAATGACCAGTAAATCCGCTCCCCTTCCGGTTACCGCTCCACCTACTCCGGCAGCAAAATACTCACCACCTTTGTTAGTTTCCCACCTGCCCGCGCTCTTGTTATCGGCTTTCAGTCTGACATCGGGAAATAATTTCTCGTATTCCTGACTGTCCATCAAGTTACGTACTTTACGTCCGAAACGTACAGCCAGTTCTCCGGTGTGCGTAGTCTGCATCACTTTCATGTCGGGATTCTTACCCATGATCCAAGCGGGGAAATGCACCGAAGCAAATTCTGACTTGGTGTGCCTAGGCGGCATGTTGACGATCAAACGCTTGAGTTTACCGGCTGCAACTTCTTCTAGTTTGTTAGCAAAAATACGATGGTGTTCACCTTGAACAAACTCCTCCCAGACTTGGCGTACAAAACCGAGAAAAGAACCTTGAGCTTCGTCCTGTGACTCTAACTGTGCTAAACGCTCTTGTAGTAAAAGTGTTTCTTTGAGTTCCGCCTCTGACAACCTAGATAAATCATTCACACGATTATTTTACATCTTTTAATTTTAACCATTCTTTATAAGTAGGAAGTGGTTTAGGGGGATAATCGTGTATTGGAGATGGCACTTCAGGAATAAGCTCGTCGGGTGAACCCGGTTCCTCATATTGCAATAATTTATTTGCCGCGGTAATAGCAAGCCGCTGGTCTTCAGCTGTGGGGATATAACTCAGGTCGTGAACCAGCCGGCTGATAATCTCATATTCCTTGTCAGACAGGACACGATCGCCAACTTTGGCTAGCAAGTCACCCAAACGGGTAACAGCTTGATTACGCAGTTCCAAAGAGTTTTTATACTCTTGACGCATTTCCTCTGCACGTGCCAGCGAATCCAAGCCGCCCGCTTCGTTAAACTCGGAACCGGGTAAACGGTAACGGGAGCGTTCTTCTTCCGGCATGAATCCGGGAGGATATAACAAACTTTCGTTAATGGGGAGACCGGAACTGGCGCCGTATACCATGGCACTGGGGTTATTTTGCACCATCATCTGGGCGCCGGCTAAGTCGCCGTTACTGCGCTCAACGGCATCCGCCACGGTAAAGATTTCGCGTGCTTTATCAGTTATTTCAACCATGTTTTAAAAACCGCCACCGAAAATGGAAGACATATTTTTGAGTTCACTTAAATTTTTCAATCTTTCATTGACCTCATCCAGTTTCGGTTCTCCCCAGTTCTGGGTAGGAGCGTAGCGTTCCTGCGGAGAAAGGTTATCGGACATCGCACGCGGAGTACCGCCTCCCATTTGGCGTAACACATCTCTAAGCTCAAAGCCGGGTTCCTTGTATAACTCTCTTTCAAAATCTATAGGTTCGGGCGGAGAACTTTTAGGAACTACTGTGCCACCAAACTGTTCAACAGGAGGTGGTAGTCTTGGACCTACTGTAGCTCTATCCCCTTCAATGATTGGAGGCGGCAAAACTGCCGGAGGAACTACCGGAGGAACTATCGGAGGGGTAATAAGTTCAGCAGCTGGAGGTACTACTGGAGGTACTACTGGCAAACCGGCGTCTGGAATTCCTCCTGATGGTACAGGAATAAATCCTTCTTTATTTAATGCAGAAGTAGGAGAGGTTATTCTTTCCCCTGTTACCGGATTGTACCATTCAGAAAAAGCAGGTAAAGTATTTACGGCTGGATAATCTTCTTTTGGAGATACTACTGGAGGAGCAATAGGGGGAGAAACAGGAGAAGGTGGCATAACCGGAAGCTGTGGCTGCGGTGCCATGGGTGGAATAATTGGTGCGGTTGATTCCACTGAAGGTAGTAATTTTGAAGGTGTTGTATAGTCTCCTAAGCCACCGCCACCCAATTTCAGTGGAGTATCGGGGGGTGTAAAAGGAAGATAAAACTGAATTTCTTCATCCGGAGTAGTTCCAATTTCTGGTATATCCTCTTTAACTCCGCCTAAACCAAAGTCGCTACCAAGAC